AATTGCATATCACGATGAATTGTATTTATCAGGATATGAGACTAATAAGAATAATACAAAAGAAGGTCATCGTGTTATCAAGTACAATGATACAAATAAAACATTTGAAGATGTTCCTTTTTCAGATAGTTTAAAAACAGGAAATGGTAATGCTATAACGTGTATGGCCGTATACAATGATAATTTATATCTTGGTGGAGCTGATGTTAGTCTTGATGATGGTGGTGATGCTAATAGATATATTGCAAGATACAATAAAATAACAAACAAATTTGATGAATTATCAGACGGATTAAAATTAAACTCATCTTTTATGATAACATGTATGGCTGTATACAATGATAATTTATATCTTGGTGGATTTAGTAATAATGATAATACAGTGTATTTTGTAAGGTATAATAAATCATCAAATAAGTTTACATCTTTAAATACAATAACCGGATTAAAAAATGGATTTATAGTTTCTATGGCCGTATACAATGGTGATTTATATCTTGGTGGACTTTATAGTGATGGTGTTAATAATCTTAATTTTATTGCAAAATTTAATGATTCAGATACAACAAAAGTAGAAATAGTTAAAAATAAAGATGACCTCAAATTAAATCCTAATTACACCACACCACAAACCACTAATTATGATAACACTATAGTTTGTATGGCCGTATACGATGGTGATTTATATATTGGTGGATATTATGGTGATACTAATGATTATACTAAATATGTTGCTAAATATAATAATAAAAATAATACATTAGAACCGATTACAGAAGGAATAGAAGAGAAAATAAAAAACGGTTTTACAGGAGTAAATACGATGACAGTATACGATGGTAAATTATATATTGGAGGTGGGGGGGGATCTCTCTACGATGTTTCCGCCTCCGACGACAACGATGATAAAGAATTTATATTTGTATACGATAAACCAAACAATAAATTCAATCGTATTAACGGATTAAATACGAAAGGAGGTTCTGCTATTATGACTTTGTATCATTGGGATTCAAAAAAAGATGATAATTTACCACTTATATTAGGATTAAGTTTAGGATTAGGAATACCGGTATTAGTAGCGCTTATATATATTATTTCTAAATATGGAATAAAACCAACTTCAAATTCAAATTAATTTTTATAAATTGTTTTATAAAAATTTAGAGTACAGGAAAACCAAGAGCACCTCCCGAAATACGAACAATATTAAAATTTAGTGCACGAATAAGAAGCCTGACATTATGAGCCTTCTCCGGATTATTAGTCTGAAGTTTAAGAGCAACATTAGTAAGCTTACCATAGTTGGTTGAACCACACGGATCGCTACTCGTAGGATTGAGAGAATAAGAATACATATTATATCCAACAGGGGATGCACCTACTTCTCCCGAAGGAATTTTATTTGCAAAATAAAATGGTTGAACATGCTGAAAATAATCACTATTAAGCGTGAATCTTTCGGTATTATCATACTTTAATGTAACCTGTTTCAATAAGTCTTTGCCATCTTCCACAAATCCTGTATCAGCATCAGGTTCACTATCAGTATAATTGGAATGATAGTTGTATTGATTCATATGAGAATAGTTTTGCAAAGACCATGCTAACATCTTTACTGTATGATTAAAACTAAAAATCTTTTCAATTTCAGCAGCAGAACTAATTTCCTGATTAGCCACATCTACCTTTTGTGTTTGTTCAACAACAATATCCCTTGGACCAGCTCCCATCTTACTCCTTTCGTCATTTGAAACAACAACATAATTAGTCCATAACTCACAAGTAGAAGTAGTCAGATTTGTATACCTCATACCCATCTCGCTATGAGTTGTGACAGCCATTCCGGAATCAACACCACCTTTCAGACCATCTTCATCCCAACCAACAAGGAGCTTATCAAGTCCTCTTGTTTTCACATGAATCTTAATATCATTATAAGGTAGAGCAGCAGTTGGTAGTGCAATACCGGTATCTTTGGTAAAGAATAGAGGAAGTGGAACATTAATAGTATAATTACTCTTGCTTGTAGAAGGAGCAACCATTTCATCAACATTACCAATCATTTTATTATATCCATCCATTTTATCTCCCGGATACATTAGAGCCGCCCACCAATCGAGAGTGTAACTATCAATTGATTGGACTTCAAGATCGTTAAATAAAATTTTAACTTCTTCAATAAAGTTATGACCAAGATTAGGAGTCCAACTTACTCCACCGGGGTATTGAGCTTGTGCATGATCACCCATATTAAATCCGGGTAGTTCTACACGTAGCCAAGCAGAGAGTAGATAATCAGCTGCACGTGATACAGAAAAATCAAAATCAGAACCAAATCCGGGTGTAGAATTAGAAGATAGTTTTACGGGAATTTGAGAGAACCAAGTACATTTTTGAACTTCTCTAACGAAATAAGTAATAGCGTCACTACCACCATATAAAGATGATTCAAGTAGTTCGAAAGTTGCTAAATCTATAAAAGCAGCAGTTACATTTGATTGACGAGTAGACATTTTTAATTATAAAACCATAGTTTTAAATTAATATATTTAAATAAAATGAGATATTAATAAAATGAAAAAAGAGGAAGAGAATAATAAAGTTAAGATAGATATTTTATCATTAGATTTTAAATATAAAGAAAAATACAAAACAACTAAAAAAGAATTACATAAATATACAGATAAATTAAAGCTGTTGAAAGAACATTTAAAATTAAAATATTTAAAAAATAATATAAGGAATAAATTAAAATCCGATATAGATACTTTAGAAAAGTTTATTGAAGATATAGACTTAGGTACGAGTTATAATTTTTATATAATGGAAACCTCATCTATAATAGATGAATACAAAAGTGAAATACAGAAACCTATTGTTATTGATTTTATGTCATCAAAAAATATAAATCCTAAAAATATATCAACAGATCATATTGTAAGCAGATATTTAGTTATCTATAAAAAATATAATAAGAATTTTGAAAACATAAAAATATTAAATAATAATTGTGATATATGTAATAGTAGTGATATTAAATATGAAGATAATATAAAAATATGTATTCATTGTGGAAATGAAAATAATTTACTCAGACAAACATCATCTTATAAAGATTCTGAAAGAATTAATATAGTACCTAAATATACATATGATAGAAAATCTCATTTTAAAGATTGTTTAAATCAATATCAGGGTAAACAACAGGTTAACATACCTGATGTAGTATATGAAAAGATATTAGAACAATTAAAATTAAATCATATAATTACAGATAAGGATAATGTGAGTGTGCATGAAATGTGTAAGAATGTCACTACAAAGCATATATTAATGTTTCTCAAGGAATTAAAATTAAATAAGTATTATGAAGATTATATTTATATATATCATTATTTAACAGGTAAAAAAATAAATATAATATCACCTAATATAGAGAAAAAGATTATAAATGATTTTGAAATTCTTTTATGTGCATATGATAAGTATTGTAAAAATAATGAAACAAACAGGAAAAGTTTCATAAATAGTCAATATGTTCTAATACAATTACTAATAAAACATAAAATACCGTGTGACTTAGATTGTTCTTCAATATTAAAAACAAATGATAGAAGAAGATTTCATGATCAAATATGCAAAGAAATTTTTAAACAATTAGGTTGGAATTTTAATTGTATATTCTAAAAACAATTTAAATACTTATGTTTTTTTATTAAATGCAATTAAGTCTGAATAATCAACAAATGGTTCATATACTATCTGAAGTAATAGTGTTTATTGGTATAACTTTTTACTTTTCAACAAGAATTAAATACATCGAGAAAAAAATGATATTACAAAATAATCGTATAAATGATCTTGAAAATATGATTGAACAACAAGGTAAAGTTATAAAAATGATCTTACATAAATTTACAGCAGGTTCATCTCCTAATCCTGTTGAAGATGAAGCAGTTGAAGAAAATTCCCTAAAGAATAGACAATCAAAATTGGTTGAAGCAGTTAAGAAGAATAAAAATAAAAAGGTTAAAGAGATTAAAGTAGAACCCAAAATTGAAGAAATTATAGAAGAGGAAGAGGTTGATGAAGAAGAGGTTGAAGAAGAGGTTGAAGAAGAGGTTGATGAAGAAGAGGTTGATGATATCCTTAAAGATGAAAAGAAACTTGTGGAAATGTTAGAAAATGAAATAAAGGATTTGAAATAATTAATTAATTATTAATTAATTATCAACTAATACTAAGTATGCTATTAATTCTATCACTA